GATACATCTCCTACTCCACTGCCAGATGCTTCAACTCCGAGCTTACCGTTAGCACCACGACGTAACGGCATGATCGCTTCTGTCCCGGCCTCCCCCATTAAGCCGTAGCTGCCGACGCCACCCTGCTTGTACTGGAACAGCGTAGGTTTTGTGACTAGCCCGCCCTTGGCATAAGGAACGATTCCATTTTTTGCGACAGCAAGGCCGTTTGCTGCAACTTCAGTAACGCTCCCAGGGATCGGTGTGTAGCTAGACGCTCCTTGAGTCACACCACCATTAGCAAAGAGACCTGGGATAAATGCTTTAACAGCCTGCAAAATCGCTGCTTTCATAATAATACGAGCCAAGTCTTTCAGTATTGAAGCAGTAAGTTCCGCAAAGCTCGCCTTTCCCGTTAGTGCTAAATCAACAAAAGCATCAGCAAAACTATTAACAGCATTTACTCCAACATTTGCAATTAATTCGTTTAAGTTAGTAGCCTCGTTGTAAAGGTCATTCATCCCCTTTCGCAAGCTATCCATAAACGAAGGGTCTGCATAAGCCTCACCTGCGGATCCTTCTGCGCCTTCCTTGTCTCCTTTCAAGGCCGCTCTTCTTCTTTCTATAGCCTCAATCTGGTCGTTAATGTTTTGCAGTTCTTTCTCGCTTAAGCCAGTTATTGCTTTTTGAGCCTCAAGATCAAGTATTCTTTGCTGCAGCTTCTTGTCTCCAGCCTCAAACAGTTTGTTGATTTCAATAAGCTGTTTAGCTAACTCAGGATTTACACCTTCAGCTATCAGCTTTTTGTATTCCTTGTCATAACGTATTTTTTCTTGAAGACTTTTATTCATATCCTCTAATGGCTTTGTAGCCTTATCCATTACTTCTTTCGTTCTTTTCTCAAGCTCCAGTGCTTGTTTCTTGTCCAACAGCCCCCTTGCTGCCGCTTGGGCCTCTTCTATTTTTTTATTAGCGCCATCTTTGAGCAACGCTTGGAATTTAGCCTCAAGATCACTTCTTTCCTTTGCCTGTTTCGCAAGAAATTCTCCTACTTTTGATTTGGCTTTTTGAATATTTAGTTGATCCTGCAACTTGCGAACAATCTCATCAGCACGCCCAATTCGAGCTTGGGTTTTGTCGGTGCTGCCACTGTCGCCTCCGGGGTCTGTAGACGGGTCGCCGTAGTCGAAAGGATCTTCTTTATCAGGCTTCTTCTTGACGCGAGTGACAATAACTATATCCCTTTCTATTCTTCTAAGCTCTTTTTCGGCAGCTCTTCTCCTTTTGTTTTGAGCCGCTGAGCCTTGCCCTGTGAGCCCTTTTGGATTCTGTCTAATAATTCTTCTTTGTTCAGCAGCCTGTCCTGTCAATTCACTAAGAGCTTTTTGCTTGTCATCAGCAGTTGCTGTGTCAGACTTTCCTGCTTTTACAAGCCTCTCTGTGGCCGCTGCTTGGCCATTGATTGCGTTAGTTATTGCGACTATTCCTGCAACTATTCCAGAGACTGCTGCAATACCTAGGAATAAAGGGTTGGTAGCCAATAGTATGCCAACTGTCGCCAATCCTGCAGACAAGATTTTTATTTTAAGAACTAGAGCCGCTATTGCAGCTGCAATTCCGCCAAGTGTCGCAATAATTGCCGCTCCTTTTACGAGCAAAATAAAAGTAGTAATACCAGCCGCAGCAGGCAGGAAGACCTTCATGAATCCAGATACAGACCCCTTGATCAACTCAATTCCTGTAACAACTTTTGGTGTTAGATCCGTTATGAACTCAGCAAAAGCATTCTGAAAATTTGCTCCAGTTTCAAGCAAAGAGTTGCCAACGCTTGCTCTCATCTCGTCGAACGCTACTGAAAGCCTTGCTCCAGCTTCTTCATTAGAACCTGCAATAGTCTTTGCAGTGCCATCAAATTCAACACCTAACTGCTCAATAAATTTCATCAATTCATTTAGTCCTACCGTGCCAGCCTTGAGATTCTTTTGAAGCTCAGGCAAGGTCATTTTGTTCGCCTTAGCGAATAAAGTCACTGCTCCCGGCAGTCTTTCTCCAAGCTGTCCAGAAAGTTCTTCTGCAGAAACCTTGCCTTTACTAAACACCTGAACCATCGCCGTAATAGCGCCTTTTACGTCTTCAGAGCTGCCACCTGTTGCCTTGATAGCCGCAGTTACGTTCTTAAAAGTAGTTTCTGCATCGCCAACAGGACCGCCTGCACCCGTTACTGCTGCAGCAAGCCTTGTTATTCCACGAACAGCCTGCTCTTGTGGAACGTTTAATTGCTGGGTAGCTTGTGAGGCTGTTTCTAGAGCACTGTTGAAGTCGTCTTGATTTGGAACAACCCCTTCAAGAGCAATCTTTAATTTTCCAATTTGCGCCGCATAATCTGCAGCGTCTCCAATGGATTTCCTGATGTTTCCAACTTGAGCGCCTATAGCCGCTCCAGCAAAAGCACCCTGCACACCGCCGAAGGCACCCAGTGCGCCACCGATTGCACCTTCAGGTCCACCAAAAATTCCGCCAGATATAACTGCACCAGCCACCTGTGTTGCCTGCCGGGCGCCACCACCGCCTCTTCGACCTTGGGCTTTATTTAACTGTCTCTCGTACTTTGCAATGTCAGCAGTTAGCTCTTTGAACTCCTTGCTATTAATATCTGCTTCTCTTCTTAATGCTCTTAAGGCAGTAACTTGCCCTTCAATTGTGCTAATGCTTTTATTGCCTTGTCTTGCATATTCATTTACAGACCTTCTTACTTTGTCTATTGAGGGGCCTGTTGCCGATGCAAATGTTTTTAACTCTTTTATCGATTTTCCAATCTTGTCAATTATCTGCTGAGAGCCTGATCCCTCCTTGAACTCAAGCCTGATGGAGAGAGTGTCAATTGCCTTTGCCATCAGAGCTTTTCCTGAGTTCCTTTAGGGCTGCCGCCTCCATTATCTGAAGGCGTTCGAGCATGTCTCTACGATCCTCCACATTGTAGAGGCCAAACAAGCCATCGGAACCTAGCAGTACCTCATATTTCAATCCAACATATCCACTCATTGAAACCTGCCACTGGGTCTGCAGTCGAAGAAACATAATGACTGCATCCCAGTTTTCTTCCCAAACCTCAAAATCCGTGGACTCCTTTGGCTTTGGCTTTGGCAGTGTTATTCCAAAAGCAGCTGCATCATCATTGGTTTTATCCTCGACTTCCACGCCGCCGGACGCCCAATAAATCGCAGCCTCTCTTAGTTTCCCGCTTCCGCCCCCTCATAGGTTTTGGTGTAAGCCGCAAGGACAGCTTTTACCCAATCAACATCGTCAGCAAATTCTTCAAGCTCCTTTCCTGAAAAAGGCACTTCTTTCCCTTCCTCATCTTGGATGCCTTCCCACCCAGTCATTACTTTCTTCAGCAATGGCAACCCTGACTCCTCTCCGAGAGACTCAAGCTCAGAAAGCTTTACTCGCTTGAATACAGCTGTAAATTCAAATTTGTCGAACTCTCCCGGACGATCTTCACTAGGTTCTGTTACTTGTACTGGCCACTTGAAGGTTTTAACCTTTTTGCGTACAAAAGCCATTGGGTAAGTGCATAAGCAGAATTAGCTTACACAAAAAAAGGGAGCCCGAAAAGGCTCCCTAAAACACAACAACCAATTAATCAGGTATAGATCAGATCAAACTCAGCATTGGCTGCAGAGTCAGGTACGCAGGTGTAAGGGATCTCCAGCATCGCAATACCGTCCTGATCTCCATAGGCCACATCGCCAATGTCCACCTTGGAAGAGGTGAATTGAACAATGTTTCCTGCAGTCGAACCGTGAGTGAACTGAAGGTTGCCTAGTGCTGCATCGTCATCAACCGCAGAAGCGAAGAAGTCCTTGGTCGCCATAAGCACAGCCTCAATCGAAACTGAACCGGACACAGCACGATCCGTAATCAACACTTCTTTAGTGCCTCCTACAAGCTCGCGGTAAACCAGTGACGTTCCCAAGTCCATCGAGATGGACTGCAATGCTCCGGCATAAGAAAGCAGAGCAAAGCTGCTTGTGTTGCCATTCTTGAAGATCAAAGGATCGTCTTGATTGGCATAGCTCGGAGTTGGCAGCGCAGTGTCATCTGGAGGGTTGTAGATGCCAGTAAACGCAAAGTCCAAAGAAGGAATTTCTCCAACATTGGCATTGAGCGTCAAGTTCCCTCTACAACCAG